AGACTCCCAGACTTCCACAAAGTTAAGATCAGGGTCTGCTGGGTTCACCCATGACAAATCAATAAAGCCAAGAGTACCCACAGCCGAAAGGGACGTGGGTAAGGATGGGGCTGTAGTATCACCACCACCTGTGAATAAGACACTGCTGAATGAACCACGGAAACCTGAAATAGTAACAGCACGAACACGGATAGCGTACTCAACACCATCAATCAGGGGGGATAGCTCAATAGTTGGCTCTGACGTAACAGTGCTGGAGTAGCTACTGTCCACAACAGCTTTCCACTCAACCTCGTAGTAGCTAACGTATGCGTTTTGTGCAGGTGTCCACGACACAATAGCACTGTTGATAAACGTACCATCACCCTGCAACCTACCACCACCTGAAGCTGTAAGCCCCAGAATGTCAGTTCCAGCATTGTAAACTGGAAGCGTAGTGTTGTTGGATATGATTGCAGTCTCTTCTGCATTCCAATCAAAAGCTGCTGCTGATGTCTCGCGCAAAGTCAGATTGACCCGAAGATCGCCAGCCTCCTGATTGGAGGCAAAGCGCCAGCCGACGACCTCAAACTCTTTGCCGTCAAATCCATAACGATCATTATCAAACTCAATGATGTCGCCGACCTCAACGCTGAACGCTTCTAGTCCGAAGTCGGCATTGATTGTCATTTGCTCACGCGCTCTGAACAGTGTCAGCTTGGCAAGTCGCTGCGCACTGGCGGCAGATGTCGTAAACGGCAGGGGTAGGTCCAATGCGACCTCTTCTCCGCCATCTTCCCCCCTGAACGCTTGGCTAACAATCTCAGGATAGTCAGCAGTGATGTATCCCTGCGCAGCATCGTTGAATGTGCCACGCACAGCGTTGAAGTTATCACGCATGGAAATGCGCGTTTCAAGATTGATCGGACCACGCAGGTCATCAAGCGTCAGCGTCTTAACTGGCGCGCTGTAAACGCCAACCTTCAACTTCCAGTAGCCTGATCCCCAGAAAAGCGTGCCAGCGCATGATGTCACCATGTCGCCAAGCACAGAGCCAGTTGATCTGGCCGCGCTTACAATGCCGTTCATGGTATATCGAGGTTCAGTGCCGCCACCTTCAAGTGAGACAGACTCATCAGATTCGTTTGCTGCGGCAGCAAAATATACGTCATCAATCGCAGTGTCGTTCAAACCGTAAACACTGGAGATGTAGTCTCGAATGCAAAGCGCCGAGTTGTTGGTGTAAGAGGTTGAATTTGTACGCGGATCGTAGACCTTCTTGCCTCTGATCTTTACAGTGACAAGCGGCAAGCCATTGGCGAACACGTCCTGATTGTATTCATAACGAACGTAAAGATATGCAATGCCATTGCCGACGAAGCTGCTGTCTGCCGATGTTTCTGAGACTAGATCGCTGTCGGCTGCCACTTGATCGCCAAGATGCTTTCTGATCCTAATTTTATCGTCCCAATCAACCTCAGCTTCGCCAGTGCCTGCCGTGCTAACTAGACCAGTGCTTTCGTTCCATGTCGCAATCTGATCGTTGATGTAAATCTCATCAATGGCCTCAATTTCATGCGCGGCGAGGACAATTACTTGATGCAGGTATTTGTTTTTCTCGCCCGTGCTTTCATAGAAGGTAATGACCCCACCCTTGCGAACCTCGCCATACACAAATTCAGCAGGAGCAGCAGCATCACGCGCATTGATCAATGTGCCTTGCGAACCAAAGGACGAAAAGTCTGGCTTTGGGGCGAGTGCGGACATTGCCCAAGAAGTTACGGCGGAAATTGCGAGGTATCCCACAATTGCACCAAAAGTTGTACCAAGAATTGCAGTGCCAGCAAGCGCGGCACCACTAGAGCCTAATGCGCCAAGGATTAACCCACCTACTGTTGCAGGATCGCGCGGAACTCGGTCCCAATCATTCCAGTTCGTGACAGTCAGGTCGCCCAGCTTATACTTCATCTTTTCACCCACGCCCCGTTAATGTCATCTATTGATAGATATACCACACCATCCTTGTCCAAGAAAGCAGCCTTGGTTCCAGTGCAGATGCCCATTGCCACACCAGTTACCCAGCGGCGAGCCTTATCCGTTGTCACAAGCGCACCCATCGGCGGCACGCCATCAACCCGATCCAATCTTTCATCAACAGCCTTCAAGAAGTTTGAATGCCCAAACTCTGACTTCAACTCGCGCCTGCGCAATATCCGATCACCATCCATGTATCGGCCCAGCCAATCATCCGCCCAACCATTGCCGTGCATGGCTCTGAATGCGTCATTGGTGAACGTCAGGCAATCGTGAGCACCCCAAGTAAAAGGTTTGCGCCTGACTGCCTTCAAATATGCGTTTAGGCTCTCTCGCGGCCCCATATGATGTCCTTGTCTTGCAAGTCTGCGACAAACGAAAAGAAGGTGTCGCCATCGTGTCGAGATTGATGATTTGCATCTGTATAACGCCAATTCGCAGCGCTACCTAGTCTGACCAGCTTGCTTTCGACTGACAGCGTGATCGTGCTGGCGTCTCCGCTATCTTCAATAGTCATGGTGTTCATCAAGCCACTGAACACCTCGATTGGCACGGTGGTATCAGTTGTGCCGAAGTATACCTTGCAGGATCGGCGCTGATACGGCTCTTGCAATGCAAGCGACACCAGAGATGCAGGCACACCAGAAAGCTGCAATGTGATGCTCTTTGCCGACAGGTCGTTGACCTCCTCCAACCCGCTGATGTTCAGCAGGTTGCCAGTGCCAAGGTAGGTATCCACACCAATCGTGCGCTCTCCGTAGCCCGTCCAGAAGCGAACTGGAGCAGAGTCAAAGTTCATTTCTACCGCATAAAATGGGCGAACTTCTGGCTGACTGAGTGCCGTCAGAAGTGCGGCTGGAACTGTGCGGCTCATAATGCCTCCATCGCGCTAAAGCTGATCCCGTAGATTGCAGCGTTATTCACGCTCCAAGACTGCTCATTGGATGACAGCCTGAACACGCCCTGTGCGGCCTCTACAGTGACAGGAGCGTTATTTGCTATACTGGTGCGCACGTTGGGCCACACATCCACCGCAGCTCCCCCTATGCCGCCTGTGTCGGTATTTGTAAGCACTTTAAACAACTGGCGAGACGTGCCGCTGCCGATCTGCATGAAGTCACCCGCTTTTAAGTAATCAGTCCGATTGATCGGTGCGCTGTCAATGCTGATCGTGTTGCCAGATGTGGCTGCGCCGTTGACCAGTATAGTGTCCGCATTCCGCGCCGACCCCATTGGGATAAGTGCCAGCGGATCGCCAAGGTAAAACGTGCCAAGCTGACCCTTGAGGGAAACCAGCCAAGCGACCCACTGCTCGGCATCTGATCGCCTCATCGGCGGCAAGGTCACATCAGCCTGCCACATCTTGCCTGCATATTCATGCGCCTGCCCAGCAAACGTAAACGGGCTGCGCGAGTAAGCCACCGCATTAATGGTGCGAAAATCAATTTGCGCGATGCCCGTGTGGGTCGGCAATGCCAGAGGATAGTTTATAGCCATTATGCAAAAGACCTTCCGTAAGAGCCGCCACGCAGCTTGGCATCGGCAACAGCGGCCTTTGTAGCTTCAACCATCTTCGGCAACATTGAATTGACCTCGGCTCTGCTGACACCGTTGCCAAATGTGTTGTTCTGGATGACTGTGACGCCATCGCCGCCGCCGCTTGCCATGTTGTTTGTTTGCGCCGCGCTTAAAATGCGACCATTCTGTGATGGCACGAACAATTCCCGTCCATGCTCGCCCGTCATATACTGCTGACCCGCCTGCACAGAGCCGCCAGAAGCCATTGGGCGAAGTTGTGGGCGGAGGCTGGTTGCTGGCGCTGCTGAACCTATACCACCAATGAACCCAGAGATAGCACCGACAAGCTTCTGCACAACAAGCACGCGATACAACTCCTTGATGATCTGCGCAGCCATAGACTTGAAGGCGTCCTCGGCAGATGCAGTGCCGTCAATCATGCTCATAAAGGCATCTTCCATGCTGCCCTCAACGGTACTCATGATGGTACTTATCTGGTCAGCGTTGGCCCCCAATGCTTGAAGCGCTGGAGATGTCTGGGCTAGATTATCAAGCAGTCCTTGCGTTTCTGCTTTAAGTTTAGAGGCAGAGCCAGACAGTCGGTCTGAAGCCTCAATCGGTACGGCAACACTTTCGCCAAAAGAAACCATGCCACCCTTGGATTTTGCCAGCGCATCTTCAAGACTTTTAATGTTTTCTACTGTTCTGTTGAATTGATCTGTCAATGCTTGATCAGATTCAAGCATCCGAGCCTGCTCAGCACGCAACTCAACAAGGCGTGTCTCCACATCTGCATAAGCTTGAATTTTAGACGCACTGACCAAAGTGTCTGGAGAGGCAGAAATAGATCGTGCCGCATCCTGCGCATCAGAAATCGCGCTTACAACTCCAGCGTAAGCGTTTGAACCCAGAGCGATTGCTTTTTGTTCAGCCAAAGCCGCTTGAGCGTTCTCATGTCGCGATCTGGCTTCCTCAAGTTTTTTCTTTGCGGCCTCGACTGAGACAGCAGTAGACCTTCCAAGTGCAATATCAAGTTGCTGTGATTGCGTGATCTCATCGGCCATCGCTCTGACTACATTGTCAGTTGCAATCTCAAGATCGGTGGTAGGGTTTACAAATTCCTGCACCGCCTCAATGGCCGCAACAATGTTTGTCACAAATTGAGCAACAGCAGTTGCAGCCCCGACAAGGATTGGTGCAAGGTCAACAAGAACTTGGGACAAGTTAGCGCTTATGACCTTTGCCATAAGAGCAAGTTCCCCCTTTGCTTCAGCGGCGTTTGCGATCAAGTCCTCGTCCAACACAAATCCAAGCTGATCAGCTTTTTGTCTCATTTCGTCTATTGCAGCGCCGTTGTTCTTAAATGCAGCGACAAGTGCCGTACTGTCGCTGGCAATCCCCTCCATGTAGAACGTCATTTCAGACTGAGAAACATTTGCTTTTTCCAGAGCAGAGACATAAGCGCCAAGCTTCTGGTCTGAAGAAAGATCAGCAAAAGCATCAGCCGTCAGCCCAACTTTAGGCGCAATATACTCAAAGAAATCTTTAAGCGGCCCAGAGCCAGCTTCCGTAAAGTCACCAAACTTGTCGTTCACATCCTTCAGAATGTCGGCCAGTTTCTCTTGGCTGATCCCAAACTGCGCAGATGTAGCTGCTAAGATTTGAAACTCATCCGTCGCCACGCCAGACAGCCTTGAAAGGTTTCCTATCTCCGTCGCCATATTTAGAGCGCCGTTGATTGCTTGAACAGAGAAAGCCGCTGCCAGTATCGGCGCAACCCGCTTTGCCGCAGCCCCCAACATTTCAAACGACTTTGAAGACTTGGACAGATTAGCCTGCGATTTCTTGGCAAATTGCTCAACGCGCTTTTGACTGCGATCCATCGCCTTCGTGAACTCTTTGTCACGGGCGGAGAGAATAATGTTTAATTGTTCTGCACTAATTGCCATCTATTCGCTCCACAAGATCACGATATTGCTCCGCCGTCATGGCTTCAGAACCTGACTTCTTTGGTGAGTGTGCATCATTCCACCCCCCGAACACAAGCCAAGCGTCCTTCGGGATCATATCACGGATTTCATCAGGACGTAAGCTTATGACAATTCCGTTGGCTATCATGCCGCGAACATTTAATCGCTTTGGGGCTGGCTCACTGGCTTTTTTTTTATATCTGCCTCTTCTATTGCATCAGGCATGAATGCAACGCCCAGAGCGGCTTGAGCAATTTGGAAAAGCCGCATCAAGTCAGCAGGCGAACACTTGGCAATAACTTCGTCTGCTTCGTGGTCTTTCATGCCGCCGCCAACCAAAGCCAGAGCCAGCAAGTCGCGCACTTCTTGGCTTGAAGGCTTTTGACCACGGCCAAAGAAACCATCCCAAACTTCAAAGATGCCTCGGTGCTTGTCCTCAAAGCGCTCAATCTCACGATTGCGCAGCAAAAACGTGTAAGAGGTGTCGCCGATATACTCGACGACACCTCCACGCGGCGCTTCAGCAGTTATGCTCACTTATGCCGCCGTAAAGGTGACAGCACCATTGCTTTCAAGTGAAAGCGAGTATGTCACGCCGCCTTCAGTCTCGCCGCCAAACTCAAGAGATGATATGCGAAACGCGCCAGCGTATGTGCCAAAGTCAGGAACAACGATCTGCATATTCACCGCGTTATCAGCAGCCATTGCGACTGTGTTCATGCGTGCCTCTGCGATGCTATCCTCAAAGAAACCATCGCCAGAAACAGCCACGTTTTTAAGTCCAGCCAAGGTTTGAGTATAAAGTGCGCCTTCGGGCGCGGTGCAGTCAGGGGTGGTCACATCAATGGATGAGTTGTTGATTGTGAGTGACTTTGAGTTAAGCCCACACAAATTCGTGAAAGCTTCAGATGCTTCGCCATCGCCGATCTTAACCAGCAGGGCGCGTCCAAGTTGTTTAGCCATGATCGGCCTCCTTTAAAAGCGCCTGCCCAGAGCGCGGAAGTTTAGGCGGTATCAAGCATCGCTTGAAGTGCAATGACGGCAGTGTATCCACGGCCATCACTATCTCTTGTGACAGAAATTGTGTCAAAAATCAATTCCACCAATGTGTAGCCAGACACCGTAACAGATGTCTCTTGGCGGTGCAGGGCAGCTTGAATGGCCTCTGCAATCTGAGTTGCCTCAACACGGCCAGACGCGCTTTGTGAGTGTGCCTCAAGGCTAATATCCACCAAGGCTCCCTCTGCGGTATCTGTGTCAAATGCGTTTGGCTGTATCGTGTTGAAACGCAGATATGGAAACACAACATCCTGCGGAGGCTCATCATAAATGCGAGTTGATACAATATCAGTAACGCCGCTTGCCGCTTTTAACGCTGCGAGAATGCCTTTCTGAGTCGCCAGTGCGTAACCATCAGCCATTCATCGCATCCTTGATTGCTTTGTTCAGATTGCGCTGAACTGTGCGTCTATGGCGATCTGCCAGCATAGACTTTACCTCTCGGCGAAAGTTGTAGCCAAATTGATTTGGACCCCAACCGTAGTTGATCGAATTTGCAGCCAATCCGCTATCTGCATCGCCATCGTAGAAGTTGATAAAGCCAAATATCTCCCCCTCACGCGTTTCAACATTGCCGTTGATGCCAGATTTAAGATCACCAGATAACACAGGCACAATCGACCTAGCTTTGCGCACGCCAGTGTTCACTGTGCGCTGAATAGACTTCTCAAGGGCCTTGTGAGCCTCTTTAGGAAGGTCTTTCATCTGACGCATCAGCTTTTTCTGGCCTGTAACCCTCACGATGCCACACCCTTTTCAAGAACGAACTCAATTTGAGTGTCCTTTGCGTCAACTTGCATTACATCCTTGATAGCCCAAGTAATGCCGCGAGCAATGACGCGATCCGCCGAAGTGATTGCAGAAGTTATGCTGTCAGATCGAACGCGCATGGTGGCAAGTGCGCGATCCTGCAAAGCGCCAGCAGTGATACGCTCACGGCCCTTTTGCTCGCGCAAATCAGCCGATCTGA